ATGGCACGGTTGATCGCCGCGCGGGCGATCTCCTCGTCGTGGTACGACAGCTCGAACAACACGCGGTCGATCGGCTCCTACGCAAAGCTGGTCCGGGACGGGACCACAGGGCAGCAGCCCCGTCCCGGTTGTGCCCGCCGCCCGGCAGGGACGGCGAGTGGTCAGTCGCGCGTGTCATTCGCGCGGAGGGCTAGTCGGCCTTGGCCTTGGCCTTCGTTGCGGCGGGCTTGGCCGCTGTGTCGCTGGCGGTTGCGGCAGAGGTCGCGGCCTCGGCCAGCTTGGCTTCCAGTTCGGCGATGCGCGTGCCCAGTGCCTCATTGTCCGCCTGGGCGGTCGCGAGGGCGGCCGCCGATGCTTTGTCTGCATCCTGCAGCGTCTCGATCCGGGCGTTTGCCTGGTTGAGCGCGGCGCTGGCGTCGTCCAGGCGCTGGCGCAGGTCGGCCAGCTCCTCCTCCGGTCCTGTCGGACCTGCGGGGAAGGCTTCGATCTCGACCGGCGGCGCGGCGTCGATGAAGTCCTGGAGCTGCGCGTCTGTGGCTTCCCGGTCCAGCTCGGGGATCAGGATGAAGGCGCCATTGTCCTGGCCCACCATCACCGTCACCTGGGGATCGGCAATCAACTGGCGCAGCTGGATGACGGTCAGCGACAGGATCGCGACCGTCAATGGCATGCCGACCGGGAAGGCCAGGCCGGCGCGGCGATACGGCGTTTTCGCAGCCGTCAGCAGAAGGGCGCCGCGCATCAGCCCAGCCACGGCGAGACTTTGACGGTCGCCGTTCCCTTCCACTCGTTGGTCTCGCCATTGGCGCCCAACTCATTGTTGACGATCTTGAGCGCAGCGCTCTCCTGGCCGGGCGCGACCAGCAGGACGGGCTTCTGCGCGCCACCCAGCAGGCCAAGCGGCCGGCCATAGTCGCCCTTCATGTTCATGAGCGCGGCGCGGGCGGTCGCATAATGCGCCGCGTCCAACGTCTGCTTGCTGCCCCAGGCGAACTGCCAGAAGCCGAAGCCGACATTGTAGCGGGCATCGACGCCATAGACATATTTCTTGCGCCAGAAGACATTGTCGTCGTCCAGCTTGTCGCGGGCGATGAACTGGGGCTTCTTGCGTTCCTGGAAGATGATCGGCTTGGTGACGCGGCTTGGGTCATACAATACCCAGGGCGTGCCGGAGCCGCCATCGGTATTGGCCACGGAAGTGACATTGCCAGCCGCGTCGAGCACGGGATGGTCCGTGTCGAAATAATATTGGCCGTCATAGCAGGGCGTGGAAAAGCCGAGCTTCAGCAGGCCGAACGCCAACTCGTTGGGGTGCGCGGCGGTGGCGCGGCCCATCTCGGTGAACAACATATTATATTGGCCGAGATTATCGTCCTCGATGTCGTTGCGCTCGACCTCGATCGTGTCTTCCCAATCCTTGTTCTTGATCGAATAGTCGGACTGGCTGATCTGGTTGAGCACGCGGTCGCCCAGCCATTCGCGCATCCCGCGCAGCTGGTTGAGCCAGCCATATTCATTCTTGCCCGTGCTCGACGGCACGACGGTGGCGATGTCCAGATAGTCGGACGGCGCCATGCCCAGACCACCGCGGAACAAGCCGGAAAAGGCCGTGCCGAGCGTCTGGAGGTTACCCCGGTTGATTTCCATGTTGAGCGGTTCCTTCTCGGCTCAGGCGAAGTCGACCCAGACGCCTTCGGCGTCCACATCCACGATCTTGCCGGCGGCGCTGCGCGTCGCGGAACCGTCGGTCTTGGCGACCGTCTGGTTGTCCACGATGTAACAGGTGTCGCCGATCTCGGCTTTGGTGATGGCGTCGGTCGATGTGCTGTTCTCGAAACAGAACACGCCTTTCTCGACGCGGATTTTAAGCGCGCCCGCCGCGCCGCCGCTATTGTCGATCGTCTCCATGGCGACGCCATCGGCAATCTGGCCGGTCGCGGTCGCGCCCCCGGTCGCATTGCCGGCCGCGTTCAACATGACGATCGTGCCGGCGAGGATTTTGACGGCCGCCATGTCGCGGGCGAACTGGTCGCCCGCACGGCTGCGGGTCTTGGTGCGCGGTGTCGCGATCGCGGTCATGCGGCGGCTCCCTTGTCCAGCTTCTTCTGGGCGAGGAAGACTTCCTCGCTCATGCCCAGGGCGGCGCAGGCCGCGACCTCTTCGGCGCTCAACGTGTCGGCTGCCGCGCCCGAACCCGGCGGGGCGGGCAGTTCAGTGCCGGCTGCGACCACCACGGGCGCGGCGCCGACAAAGTCCGTCCATCCCTGTTCATTGGTCTTGAACAGGTTGAGGCCCCAAGTCTTGAGCGCGGGAACCAGCTTGCCGCCCTTGATGGCGGCGGCGACCTCACGTTCGGCGCGTTCACCCTCCAGCGTGGCGAGGCGGGTATTGACCGCCGTGACCTGCTCGACCGGCACATATTTGGTCGGATCGACCTGGCCGGACTTGAGTGCGGTGACCGAGGCGGCGATCTCCTCGACGCTGGCGGCTTCGGCCAGGCCGGCCGCAATCGCGATCGTGCTGGTCGATGGCGCGGTATCCACCGTCGCCTTCAGGGACGCGGCGGCAGCCACGCACTCCTGCTCGGTGGCGGTGGCCGCAAGGCCCAGCGCCGCCGCAATAAGAGCAAAGCTCATATCCTCATCTTCTCCGGAAAGGCCGGCGGCGATCGCCGGCAGGTCGATAGCCCCGATATTGACCAGGGCGGCGTTCTTCAGCTGCAAGACCTCGCCCGACTTGGCGGCCAGGAAGAGCGGGCTGAGATAACGATATTCGCGCGCCGCGATGCGCTGGCCGGCCGCCTCGGTCCATTCGACCGAGGCATAGATGCCATCGGCTTCGACGTTCAGGCTGTCGGCCTTCGCCCAGCCGGCGGCGATCGCCGCCTGGTCGCGCTGGACCGAATGGCCATAATCGAAATTGAAGTCAGCCCCGCCCAGCCAGGACTTGGTGGCATCGACGATCCGCTGTGCATGAGCGGCATCGACGATGCGATAGGGACCGCGATTGTCGCGCATGGCGATGGAGCCGATAGGCAGCAGCTTGACGCGCTGCGCCGGAACGCCATCGACAACCATTACCTCGGTCGCCGCAGCCGCTACGATCTGATGATGATTGCCCCGCTTCATGCCGATGCTGATCGCATGACTGGTCCCGCGCTCTAGTCGGAGATATCTCCGACTGATCGGCGATTGCGGGGGAGGTCACTCATTGCAGCTTCGGGCAGTTCGCGCCAGCCCCGTTCAGCGGGCCAGCCGGGACATCCACCGCCAGCCTTCGCCGCCAACTTCAACGACCGTGCGGAAGCCTGCGGCGGACTTTTCGTATCGCCGCATCAGCAGCGCGCGACCATTGGCCCCGCGCACCCATAACCAGCGGACATCGTCGGGCGCGACGATCGCCGCCGCGATCCGGTCGATCGCCACCCCGGCCGCGCCGCGCGGCAGCTGCACGCGGCCGCCGGCCATGAACCAGCCGCGCCCGATCGACAGGGGCCAGCCGTCGCGGTCCATCCAGATCGCCTCCTTGCCTGGCTCGACATCGAAGGCGGCAAGGAAGCGATTGATCAACGCGCTCTGGCTGCCGGTCAGCTCGGCCGAAGCGCCGACCTCCTCGCTGTCGAACCCATCCGGCATCGGGCCAGGGGCCAGCCCGCGCAGATATTCCTTGCCGACATTATAGTCCCAGCCTTTGCCGATGCCCGCCTCCAGCGTTCCGGTCTCGCCGGTGCGACTGTTCGTCCAGGGCAGCTGGTCATTGGCGGGCGGCGGCCTGTCATCGACGGTGCGGCCCATCCGGTCGAGCATCCGCTGCGACCGGGGAATCGCGGTGCATCGGCATTCCCAATCGCACGGGCCATAATGGGTATCCCACCAGGGATGATCGACCGGCAGTAACGTGCCGTCCCAGTCGTGATGCTCCTGCCGTTCGCGGCCATCCATCACGCTCGAATATTCCAGATAGGGAAAGGCCTTCTTGGTGCGCTGGATGCGCTCCCACTTGCCCGCCTGATAGGCGGTGCGGACATTGGCGTTGAAGATCG